ACGGCGGTGTTGATTGCGCAGACGACGGCGACCAACATCGACGCAAATGAAGTGTGGCTGGATGCGACGCCGGGCGTGCTGGCGAAGGCGCTGAGCAGCAACGGCGTGATCGTCAACAACACCGACATCATTGAGACGGTGGGCACGGCGGATTTGACGGCAGGGCAGATCGATTACTACTGCATCTGGCGTCCGATCAGCACTGATGCGACTGTGACGGCGGCGTAAATGGCGACCATGATCAGCCTGATTGAGAAAACGAGCACACCGACGATCACCGCGGGGGCATACTCGGCGGGGGACGTGGTTGGTGGGCGGCTCAGCTTTGTGCTGCAGGCTGGCAGCGGCGCGTTTTTGCTGAAGAGCGTGCGGATTGTCGACGACGACAACGAGAAGGCGGCGTGCAAGCTGTATCTGTTCAATGCTGCGCCGGCGTCGATTGCCGATAATGCGGCGTTTGCGCCGACGGTCGACGAGCTGAAAACGCTGGTGGCGGTCGTCACGATTGCGGCGGCGGACTACACGACGATCAACAGCAACGCGGTGGCGCTGGTCGATGAGCGCAGCGGGATCGATGGCGGCATGTTCAATGTGCCGGGCGGCACGCTGTACGGGTATCTGGTGTGCGACGCCACGCCGACGTACACGGCCACAACCGATTTGAGCATCACGATCAACGTGATGAGCGAGGGCTAAGCCGTGACGTTCACGTACACGCCGAGCAGCACGCCGAGCGACCTGACGCGCGTCCGGTTTCACACCGGGCAGACGGTCGAAGCCGAGAGCTTCCTGACTGATGAGGACATCAGCATGATCCTCGCGGAAGAGGGAACGTGGCAGAAGGCGGTGATCGCGTCGATCAAGTTCATCATGGCGCGGCTCAGTCAGCCGAATTTTAAGGCGGACTGGCTGCAGGTGGACAACAAAGCGGCGCGGGATGGCTACGCGGCACTGCTGGCGGAGAAGCGGCGGGAATTGGGCGTGGCGGCGATCAGCGCGGGCGTGGTCAACACGTACCGCGTGGACAGCTTGGCGACCGAAGAGCCGTACACGGACAGTTGATAGAAAGGGTCTTATGCCTGCCTCAAGTCAAGTCGTTGCCATGATGCAGAGAGTCGCCGGGACGTTTCTCACCGATACGTGTCTGCTGGAACGTGAAGTGAGCACGCGCGGCGAATATGGCGAGCCGATCCATGCATGGGAAGTCACGGCGTCGGATGTGCCGTGCCGGATCATCATGTTGGGGCAGCGCTACGGCGGCGGCGTGGCGGAGGCGGGCAGCGCAGAGACGATGAAACGTGAATATCGCTTAGTCGTGGGCGCGACGGTCGAGCTGGCGGTGGATATGCGCGTGACGGTGGATGAGGTTGTGTATGACATCACGCGCATTGAGACGCAGCTCACGAATGAAGTGTTTCAGCAGTGCGTGCTGCAGGGGCGGGATTAGATGAGCGTGCGACTGAACAAGCGCAAGCTACAGCAGATCCGCCAGAATTTGCCGGGGAACGGCGGGCAGTTTGTGCGCGCGTGGGCGACCGAGATGACGAGCGACATTGTCAGCAGTTTCGGATCGTCGCCGCCGGGTGAGAGCTACACGCGCGGCGGAATCACGCATGTGGCGAGTTCGCCGGGGTTTCCGCCGAATGTCGACACGGGGACGCTGCGCGCGTCGATGCGGTGGGCGATGACCGGGCCGATGAAGGCGATCATTCACGACGGCGTGATCTATGGGGTGATGCTGGAAACGGGGACGGAGAACATGGCGCCGCGTCCGTTTTTCACGCCGGTGATCGTCGACTGGCGGCAGAATAAGTTTGTGCCGTTCGCACGGCAGTTTGGATTGTTCCGGTAATGGCGGAGACGGCACTGGCGGCCCTGTACCGCACGGTCAAACAGACGCTGACGGCCAGCCCGGGCGAGCTGTGGGGCGCGAAGGCGTACCCGGATCTCGCGCCGAGCGGCACGGTCAAACCGTATGTGGTGTTTAGCTGGGCGGGCGGCGGCGAACTGAATCAGCGGCGCGTGCAAGACGCCGAGATTGTGCTGCAGATCAAGATCGTGACAGACAATCTGGCGCAGGCGTTCAGCGGGGCAGGGCGCATCAGCACGCTATTCAATGACGCGGACTACAGCAGCGCGACGGCGTTGAATGCCGGGAGCGAATGGGCCGTGCTGCACGTGAAGCAAGAACAAATCGTTCATATGCTGGAAACGGTCGACGGCGGGCAGGTGTATCACGCCGGGCATCGGTTCCGTTTCCGAATGGAGAGGGTGTAAGAATGGCGAGTTATGCGGAGAACACCGTATACATCAAGCTAGACAGCACTGAGGTCGATGCATTTTTCAAAGATGTGTCGCCGACAGCGAGCAACTCGACGGTAGATATCACGGCGGGCAGCGGAACAGACTGGAATATGCGCGCGGCGGGGCTGAATGACATCAGTTTCTCGATCACGCTGATGTATGACGCGGCCAACGTGCAGACATACATCCAGAAGATTGCGCCGGGGTCGATTGTCACGCTGGAATATGGGCCGGAAGACGCGGTGAGCGGCAAGCCGCGGCACGTGCAGTCGTGCATTGTGTCGAGCGTGGATCACAGCGTGACAGTTAATAAGGATGCGGTCACGTTCTCGATTACGTTGGATGGAGCGGATGCACCGTCGGTCAATATGTTCGCCGGCGGCGTGTACTCGTAGCCTCACCCCCGACCCCTCTCCGAGCGGAGAGGGGAGACAAGCAGGGCGGTTTTGTGAAAAAGGGAAAGCGGATGGCAGTGCAGGAATACGGGAATGGGGTCATGATTGACCGCAGCCGCGTGACGCATGGCGAAATGAACCGCGCCACGGTCATGCGGATTGAAGCGCAGCGCGCCGAGCGGGATCTCGACGCGGAAAAGGTGGCGCAGATCCTGACGGAGCTGGATAAGCTGGTGATGAAGGTGATCGTCAGCGTGCCGCTGGGGTGGCTGCCGGAAGGGGTCACGCTGGATGACCCGGACTGGATCAGCAAAGTGTCGGCGGAACGGTATGAAGAGCTGACGAAACTAGCAAACGGGCCGCAGCCGGGCGAAAAAAAAGCTTAGGCGATGCGCTGTACATGAAACGCCTGTTTCCCAAACAGGTGTTTCTCGACCCGGAAGAAGTGGCGCGGATCAACCGCGTGCGGATTGCGAAGTGGCTGCACATCACGCCGGGGGCGGTCGATGCGATGCCAGCGGGTGACGTGGAAGATGTCATGCAGATCATGTGGGCGGATGAGCAGGAATATCCGCGAAAGAAGTGACGGGCGCAAGCCCGTTTTTTATTGCCTCACCCCAACCGCCAAAAGATCAGCCTCACCCCCGACCCCTCTCCCAAGGGAGAGGGGAGACGTGCGCGTTATTCCGCGGCGGAGAGGGTAGGCTGATGGTAGGGGGAATCAGCGATGTTCAATGCGATTGAAGTGGCGAGTCTGTTCGCCACATTAGAACTGAGAGATGGCAATGCGACCGCGCGGTTGAGCGCGTTTGAGAGCGGGCTCGACCGGCTGGCGGGGCGACTGACGCAGTTCGGCGGGCAACTGCAAAGCGCGGGGACGCAGATCGGGCTGATGGTCGCGCCGCTGGTGGCGTTTGGCGCGCAGGGCGTCAGCGTGGCGGCGACGTTCGAGCAGGCGATGGCGACAATCAGCGCGCGGACGGGGCTGGCGGGGGACTCGCTGGAAGAGATCCGCACGCTGGCGCTGCAAATGGGCGCGGATACGAGCTTCAGCGCGCAGCAGGCGGCGGACGCGTTTCTGGAACTGCTGAGCAGCGGCCAGAGCGCAGAGGAAGCGATCGCCACACTGCCAGCCGTGCTCGACGCGGCGGCGGCATCTGGCGAGGATCTTGGATCAGCGGCAGATGATGTAACAAACATTCTAGCAGCCTTCCGCATGCCGGTGACACGGGCGCGGACGGTGGTCAATGCGCTGAGCCGAGCGGCAGGGGCGTCGTCGGCGACCATGAGCGATTTAGGCGATGCGTTCGCGAATGTCGGCGGCGTGGCGGCAGAGTTTGGCCTGAGCGTCGACGAGACGGCGGCGATCTTTGCAGTATTTGCCGAAAACGGTATCAAAGGGTCGGACGCAGGCACGCAGTTGCGATCCATGCTGCTGAACATGGCGCGGAATACCGAGAAAGTTAATGACGCGTGGACAGCCCTTAACTCAAGCCTCTATGATGCGCAAGGAAATATGCGCCCCTTACCGCAGATTTTGGGCGAGATTATTCAATCATCGTCCCAAATGACGGATGAGGAGCGTATTCGAGCATTCACCGATCTGGCGGGGTCGTATGGCATTTTGGGCATGTCCGCGCTCACTACGACTGACAGTTTGAATCCAATGTTTGCGGCGATGGAAATGTCCGCCGACGCGGCGGACGTGGCGGCGGCGCGCATGGGGACATTCGCGGGGGCAACCGAGAGCCTGCGCGGGTCGATTGAGACGCTGCAGATCGAAGCGCTCACCCCATTGATGGACAACACCCTGACGCCGCTGGTCGGCGACCTGACAGACACGATCAACCGGGTGACGGAGTGGGCGAAGGCGAATCCGCAACTGACGTCGACGATTGCCAAAATTGTCGGCGTGGTGGCGCTGTTCGCCGGTGGGCTGGTGATCCTCGGCACGGTGATCGGCGCGGCGGGGACGGTGTTGAGCGCGTTTGGCACGGTGATCGGGCTGGTGGGCGGGGCGATTGGCCTGCTGACCGGGACGGCGCTGCTGCCGTTCATGGGGATTTTGCTGCTGGTCGGCGGGCTGGTGGCGGCGTATACCACGAACTGGATGGGGTTTGCAGACACGATCAACTGGATTGGGGATGAAATGCGGCGGGCATTTACGGCGGCAAAGCAACTATGGGAGATCCTGCAGTTGATTGTGAGCCGCGGGCCAGCCTACAGCGCGGCGCAGGATTACGTCGACCAGAACTGGAGCACCGGGATCGATATGTCGCAGACGGGCGTGGCGGGCAAACGCATGAGCGCGAGTAAAGGCTCATCGGTGCTGGGTGGCAGCGGCACACCGTTCGTCAATGCCGGTACGGCTTTCCTCGGCGGGGGGACGGCGCTGCCGATGCGCGCGGGGGGTGGGCCCGTCAGCGGCGGGTCGCCCTACATTGTGGGGGAGCGCGGCCCGGAATTGTTCGTGCCAAGCGCGTCAGGATCGATTGTGCCGAACAATCGCATGGGGGGAAACAACTTCTACGGCAACATCTATTATCAAGCGGCGACCGGCGGCGAAGATGAGTTTGAACGGTTCATCGGCCACATGGAACGGATGGCATCGGGGGCATAGTGTAAGTCATGGCGAACAGTGCAAACAGTTTTGCGGTGGCCGTGGGGCATGACCAGACGACGCTGCAGCGGATGGAGCCGCAGCCGTGGACGGATGGCCTGCAGTACCCGGAAGAGGTGTACTCGCCCAGCGATGTGTATGAGGCGGGTGAGGCGTTTGTGGTGCTGCGCTTCAATGCGCCGGATGGGGTGACGCTCGACGCGCTGTATGCGGCATTCGGGCTGACCAGCAGCAAAACGGCCAACGTGACGATCAGCCTGCCGACGAACCGCGCGCGGTCGACGTGGGCGGACTACAACGGGCAGGCGATCAAGGCGCAGCGGGACACGTGGCAAAACCCACGCTACGGGCAGGTGGAGATCACGGTGCGGCAGTTGGAATTGGTGTAGGGATGGCCTCACCCCCGACCCCTCTCCGAGCGGAGAGGGGAGACAAGATAGGGATATAGAAATGAATTTCGCACAACTGAGCGGTGCTGACTTGGATCGGGCAATTGCCGAGCTGTTAGGCTGGACTGAGCTGGAACTGGTCGAAGCATGGATAGATGAGCGAGATACTGGCTATACGACATTCCAAATATGGCACGGGCGACTTAACGGCCTTGAGGCGGATGTCCCACAATTCCATGCTGATACGAATGCACAACTCCGAATCTGCGTTAAACGGCGATGGCAGATGACCTATATCAGCAATGAGGAGGCGAATCTGGTGCGTCCGCTTACTGGTCAATATGTGCAAGTTCATGGTGGGAAAGGCGCGGACTATCGAGAGGCGGGGGCACGTGCATTGCTGGCTGCATTGATGGGGGCTAAATAGTGGCGTGGGATGATGCACCGCAGAGCGCGCGGGGCTGGCTGTATCTGCTGAAACCGTCGATTGTGATGCAGGCGCAGGTCAACATGGCGGCTGCGACGTACCCCGCGCATGAGATAACGTTTGACAATGTCGACGGAGCGTATGGCACCTATACCGATATCAAGGTGGGACAGACGGTCATGATCGGATCGTCGCCGGGCGAGTATGACCTCGGACGCACGTATGTGCGCGCCACGCCGACGAGCACTACGCTGCCGATCGGGTGGGCGAGCCGGGGCAAAAATCCCGGCGAAGTAGTGCTGTCAGATGATGCCTATGTGACGGTGCTGGACATGTACGAGGTGTGGTATAAGCCGGGGCGGCTCGACCTCGCTACGGGGGCCATGTACAAGGATTATGACCTTGACGGCACCACACCGCCGAGCCCGATCCTCTGCGTGGGGGATGTGGGGGGACTGGGCAGAATCGGGTTTGCCGACGCGGGCGTGCTGGTGGTTGACTTGTTTGACTGGAGCGGATCGGCGCTGGTCAATGATGGTGAAACATGGGTGAGCCGCGAATGGGACTTTGGCGACGGGACGATCCTGACGGGCTCGACGACGAGCGCCGACCCGGTGGTGGAATTCCCGGTGGGGTACCGCTGGATCACGCTGACGGGAGAGGGGAGCGACGGCGGAATCACGACACGGCGCTATCTGGTGGTGGTGCTCGACCCGGATGCCCCCGATGTGATTCT